TCTGAATACTCAGGGTAATCGGCTCCACACCTTCGCGGCGCGGGTCGCCCCCGTTTATTTAGAACGGGATTTCATCATCCAGATCAGCACGGCCACCGCCGCCAGTCTGGACTTGCGGTTTCGGCTTTGACGCTTCACCAATATGCAATTCCTTGTCAGACGGTGACACGGCGCTGATCCAGTTTCCGGAAACCCAGCTTCCGTCATTACCCTTGAATCCATATTCCATGCACTTAATGACCATGGGCTTATTCATGAGGTGCATCGCCAGCGTGTCATCAGTCGGGGCATCTCCTGACCGCGTGAGCGAGCCGCCCGCGTTGGCATCAATCGCCGCCAGCATCCGGCGGGCCTTGTCTCGCTTCACTTTCGCCTTGTCGTCATCCTTGGCGTTTGGGTCGAAGTCCGTCACCCACAACTTGTGGAACACCTTGCGGTTTTTAAATTGTTCCGGTGCCATCACGGACCAGCGCGCGCTGATGTATTCGCGCGGGTCGGATTCATTGCCGTTGTCCGTCCACTTGATTTCATCAATGATTGCCAGAACGTCCGAGTTGTTCGGGATTGGCTCCATATTTCCGCCCGGCACTTCGTATTCCTTCGGCGTGTCGGCTGCGGTTTTACCGTCTGACAGATCCCAGAAACTCATTGTGTGTCGTCCTTCTTCTTAGGTGCGTTATGGCCTGCAAGGGCTGGTATGAAGTCGGCAAGAGGGTTTTCACCCATCCTGACGGCCATCGGTTCGGTGATGTTGTATCGGTTTTTCGAGACATTGGCGGGGCTGACGTTGCAGACCAGTTCCCGTGCACCCGTGCCGCGCGCCATCTTGCGCTCGTCGTCGCCGCCCGTGACAAACATCTGCTGACGCAAGAACGCCACCACGTCCACATCATCAACGTAGGGCGGCAGGCTTTTGTCAGGCAAGCGCAGCGAGTAGCGCATGTAATCGTCCTGATCTGGCAGCTTCATGGTTTGCACGTCTGCGTGCGCCACGAATACAGCGTGCATCCCCTTACGCTCGTTCAACAGGCCGCAAGCCTTGCGCACCCGCCCGTGCATGGCAGCGACCGCGCTGGTCCCTGCGCCGTATCCGCCCAACGCCTGATTGATAGACTTAGCCTTTGGGTCGCTTGCCAGCACGTCAGCAAGGAAAAGACGTTCCAGCGCGGTAACACTGTCAATCACAACCGTTTTATAGTCGTGCTCCTCTTGCAGCAGAGCTGTTAGTTGCTCCCAAAGCATCGCGCCGCTGGATACCAACGGCAAAGCATCTGGCCTCTGGTTTGCAGGAATTGCCTGCAATCCGTCCTCGGCGCGAATGAAGATGGGTTTGGGGAATGTTGCGGCAAGGCTGGTTTTGCCCATCCCGCTATCCCCGCAGATCGTCACCATAACGGCGCGGTCGGCGGGTTTGCTTGCTGATGCAAGGATACTCATATTATAGTCCTTTGGTTTGGCGCATTGGCCCGTGCGGCGGGTCGCACTCTCTAATCCCGCTTGAATGTTGTTGCATGATTGGCGTGGCCGTGCAAGAACAAATTATAGTAATACCAAATATAGGTGGCGATATGCTAGATTTAGACAATATAAAAACAATGCTACAAGATAGAGTGCTTTCAAAGGTATCTGACGCCACGGGGCTTTCTGCGCAGACCATTGCAGACATTCGCGACGGCAAGCAAACAAGCCCGCGATACTCCACAATCAAGGCGCTGTCAGATTATTTGGCCCCGGCCCCGCGCCATGACTGACATTGCACAGCAGACCTATTACGGCTTGTGCGACATATACCGCCATGATGCGGGGCTGTGCATTGGCACGGTATCGGCGTTTCTTGAGCAGCACAGCGCAGGCGTGCCTGACGTGCCGTTGTTTCAGGAGCAGGTGAGGCAAGACGCGCTGTTCTGGGCATCAATCGCCGCGCCGCATGAGCTGGAAGCATACGCGGTGGCATCAATGGATGCGCTGGTCGGCAGCACAATGGCCAGTAAACAAATCAAACGCCTCGCAGCAGCGTCGTTTCGGCGGCTGTCGCCATCCGACAAGGCATCATTCAAAGAATGGATCAACACACAATGACCTCAGAAAAAACATTCAAGCTGGCAGACTATGCCACGGGCAAAAGCTATGACGAGGCGCAGGACGAAAAGCAGGCGGAGCGCGCCGCCACTATAGCCAAAACGCCGCCCAGCGCATTTGCAGATTTTGACGAGGAGTTTTTCCCGCAAAAGTTTGCGCCGGAACCTGAACACCTGAAAGATGATGGGTTTGCCCTGCCGATTGACGTTTCAGGAGTTGACCTCACGCGCCCGCCTGGGTTTGTTGGCAGCGTGGCGGACTGGATAGACGGGCAATGCCGCTACCCTCGTCGCAGACTGGCCGTGGCGAGCGCGATCACCGCCATAGGAAACATCGGGGGAATGTCTCACTACGACACGCACGATGGGGTAACGGCGAACATGCTGTCTTTTTGTGTGGCCGCTTCCAGCACGGGTAAAGAGGCCGTCATGCAGGCGTTCACCGATCTGCACATCGCGGCTGGCGTTCATGGCGCTGTGCAGGGCGGTATTAAGTCAGAACAGGAGATTGTGCGCAACCTGATCGAGAACCAGGCGTCATTCTACAACATCGACGAAATCGGGATATTCTTGTCCAAGGTGCGAAATGCACAAAAGCGCGGCGGTGCGTCTTACCTTGAGGGCGTATTCGGGACGATCATGAACGCCTATTCAAAGGCAAACAGCCGCTTTCTGTTAAGCGGTGATATCAAGCGGGATCTGCGCAAGGCATACGCGGGTCAGCTTGCCCGTGCTCAGGACAATGCAAACGCAGATGGTGAGGCGCACGCGGCGCGGATGCTTGGCATGGTTGACAGTGGGCTTGAGCGGCCATTCTTGTCGATCATGGGGTTTACCACGCCATCGACGTTTGAAGGGGTGATGGACGGCGAAAACGCCACGCAAGGCTTTGTCGGTCGCGCGATTATTGTGTCAGAGCGTGAAATCAATCCACGACCGCGCAAAGGGTTTCAAAAGATTGACATGCCCATAATGATGGGCGGCAAGTTGGGCGTGATTTACGGCAGTGCAGACGACGGAGGGCGCGTAGAGCACCAAGGCGCACGGCGGGACGTGACGACCACGCCAGATGCAGCGGACGCGCTGGGCGCTATCATTGATTGGCTGATCGACTATGCCGAGCACATGGGCGAAAAGACCGGCGAGGCGTCTGTTGCGATGATCCGGCGCGCTTACGAGTTGATTGCCAAAGTCAGCTTTATTCTGGCGATACCGGACGGCACCAGAACGCTGGACCACGTGCGCTGGGCGTTTGCCTTTGTGAAGGATGAAATGGACTTCAAGGTGCAGTTGGTTTTTGCCAATGACAACGCGAAGTCACGCCCCGGCGATGCTGTGTCCGCGCGCCTGCTGAACTACATTGACGAAGACACCGGAATGACAACGGCCATGCTTTCCAACAAAATGCGCCTGCCAGTTTCAGACATAGAGGCGACGTGCAAGGCCATGACGGACGCATGCCAGATCCGGCTTGGCGAGGGCCGCAAATATCGGGGAAAACCCGTGATGAAGTGGTTTAGGGTGGGGTAATCCAATGTTACGCATTTTTTGCGTATGATGAAAAAAGATGTAAGCATTTGTTTTTTATAGATTTAAATCCCATCTATAACATATGCATCTTACACCTAGAGAGACTAATAAAAAAGACCTAGAGACACCCCTAATAGACACATCTCTAGTAGACTGATTTTTTGACCTCAGAAAAAAGGGTATATAAGTATATGTATAACAAGTATATCTATTATAATTTATCTAGCCTTTTCAAGAGCTTCAATCTTATGCAGATCATACACATCTATCACATTTGCGCACGATACAAACTTTGCAACTTTGCAGCCAACTTTGCAGCTTTGCAGTTTCACCGACAGCAATCCATGATATCAATACCAAGCGCGGCTAGGTGATGTTTGATCGACTTACACCGAACACCGACCCTCCCATCGGTTGCCGCGCGCATTTTCAGGGACAGTGACGAGGAGATCACACAATGCAGATCCAAGAAGGAAAATTCTACAAGACACGCGACGGCCAGAAGGTCGGGCCGATGGTAAAGTCGGGGATCGGCTACAGCCTAGTTTCATGCGACAGCTTTGAATACTATGAAAATGGTCAAATTTTTCAAGCGTATGATATGGCTGGCGACCTCGTCGAAGAATGGACCGACAAACCCACAATCTGGGCAGACATGACGCCGGAGGAAAAGGGCGCGCTGTTGCTGGCAAGGTTTGAGGGCAAACCTATTGAGATGTTTGCAGACGGCCCTTGGCAGGTATGTACTCCCGCATGGTACGGTCATCGCGCCTACCGCATCAAGCCGGAATCAAAGCGCGAGACGGTGAAGCTTTATGGCGGTGGCCGCGCAAGCATGGTATGGTGTAACGATAATTACCGTGGGCCTGACCTAGACACCCACCGGATCACCTTCTACACCATCGACGGCGAACCTGATTGCAGCACCATCCGAATGGAGCGCCTGACATGACAGACATGACCCCCGCACAGAAATCACAAGTCAACTATTGCTCCAAGCTACTGCGCGACGGTCACGAGGAGGCTTGGCTGCTGAAAATCGGATACGCCGCTGCCGCAATCAAATCCGCGAAGGAGTTGAACGCCAATGACTAACCACGCACCAATCGTCGCCGCCTACAAAGGCAAGGGCTACACAGAGCGCCAGTACGCCGCCGCAATGCAGCTTCTATGCTACGCTGAGGGACAAACACTCCGAAAGCTCGGGCCAATCACCCCGCCACCCGGCAAAACCATCTTTGATGACACAAGCCCCGCAATCCTCGACGTGCTATCCGGTGAAATGACAGCAGCCGAAATTGCCCGCGCGGCCGGTGAAAAGCTGGGACGCAACGTATGGCCGCAAGGCGTGCGGGATCGGCTGGAAGGCAAGCTATCCACGCTCGTAGAAAAGCGGTCCCGTCATTCACGCGGGGCGCTGTGGCGGATCAAGGGCGCAAAGGTAGGCGGGCTATGATGACGTGGAAAGAGCACCTTGCGCACCAATCTGCGGAGAAAAAGCGTTTGCGCGATGAATGGGTAAACCAAGCTGCGGCCCTAAAAATGGGCGTAACTCCTGCCGCGCGACATCTGGGAATAAAACCGCAAAAACTACAAAACGAATTTAGCGCACGCGGCATAAAAACAAAACCATCGGCCCGCACTTTTGTCGTGGCCCCCATCAAGGTTCCAAAGGCGTCAACAGCACGGCAGCGCAAAATCGCGGCCATGGTGGCAAAGGGATATCCGAAGCACGTAGCAGAGCAGCAAGCGGGGATGCGGAATGACCCTTGATCGCGTAGTTGTCGCGGCCCATTGCCAAGGCAAGCAACCCATGGCACGCAACGAAGCCCACGCACTCGCACGCAAGCAAAGCGCAAAGGGCCTTCCCGTCATGGCTTATAAGTGTAAAGTGTGCGATAAATGGCACGTAGGAGGTGGGTGAATGTTTTCAGATGACGTAAGGCTAGAGGTGCTTGACCTTATCGCAGAAGGTCACAGCCTGCGCGCTATCGGCGCAATGAAGGGGATGCCGTCAAAAGCAACCGTCATGCGCTGGCTCAACGAGGACGAAGGTTTTCAAGACCAATACGCGCGAGCCAAAGACGAGCAAGCCGATGTTTTCTTTGAGGATGTGCTGTCTATTGCGGATCTTGCCACGCCGGAAGATGTGGCCGTTGCACGACTTCGCATTGACGCGCGCAAGTGGATGGCCGGAAAGCTGCGCCCCAAGAAATACGGCGACAAGCTGGATTTGACCCACGGCAACCCAGACGGCACGCCCATCACATTTCAGAACATCATCGAAGCAAAGCCGGGTGGCTAACCACGTTCGCCGCGTTCGGTGGTATCAAGCGCCGCTGTGGAAGCATCTAACGGAGGTCGAGGACTGCCGCGCGATTGAGATTGCGCACCGCCGATGGGGTAAAGATGAAATCGTGCTTGGCGCAACCAATCAGCGTATGCACCAGCGCGTCGGCACGTACTGGCACTGCCTGCCTGAGTACGGCCAAGCACGCAAGGCCATCTGGGACGCGGTAAACGCTCACACGGGCAAGCGCCGCATTGACGAGGCGTTCCCTCCTGAGACACGCGCCCGCACGCTGGGGCAAGAGATGTTCATCGAGCTAAAGAACGGGTCAACGTGGCAGTGCATTGGCTCAGACCGATATGACGCCACTGTAGGCGCTGGCCCTGTATTCATAGCCTACTCTGAGTGGGCGTTGGCGAACCCTAGCGCGTGGGCCTATCACCGCCCCATGCTGGAGGAGAACGGCGGGGGGGCTGCCTTCATCACCACGCCACGGGGCCGCAACCATGCGCAGGCAATCTATCTGCGGTTCAAAGAGATGGCCGCAACCAATCCGCGATACTTTGCCGAAATCAGCAGCATTCTTGAGACAGGCGCACTCACGCCGGAACAGCTAGAGGAAACGCTGGCGGAGTACATCGCGCTGTACGGTGAGGACATAGGGCAGGCTCAATATGAGCAGGAATACTTGTGCAGCTTTAACGCCGCAATTCTTGGTGCGTTCTATGCCCGCGAAATGGTTGCCGTGCGCAATGAGGGCCGCATAGATCCAATGCTGGAAGCAATCGACGCGCCAGTGCATCGCGCTTGGGATATTGGCGTGCGGGATGATACGTCAATCTGGTGGTTCCAAGTGGTTGGCGGTCAGGTGTTTATTCTCAACTGCTACAGCACAAACGGGGTCGGCGTGGATCACTATGCCGAGGTCATCGCCAATCGCCGAGATGAGCACGGATGGATTGACGGCACCGACTTCGTGCCGCACGATGCCAAGGTGAAGGAATGGGGAACAGGGCGCACGCGGGTAGAGACGATGCAGCAGCTTGGCCTAAAGCCCCAGCTTGTGCCTATGGCTGGCCTGCTAGACGGCATCAACGCGGCACGCAAGACACTGCCTCTGTGCGTGTTTCACCAGCGTGTTGAGGACGCAGGGCTGGCCGCTCTAGAGCAGTACCGGCGCGAATGGGATGACGAAAAAAAGACATTCAAGGCAAACCCACTTCACGACTGGTCATCGCACTTGTCAGACGCATTTCGCTATCTTTCGCTGGCATGGAAAACAATTCCGCCCGTTGTGATCGAGCCGCCTAAGCCCACAGTCTCGACCATCCACGACATAATCGCGCAGCCCTTGGTTATGCCAAGGCGCAGGCGTTGACATGGCGGCGCGTTGAGTGGTATGAATTGCCCATATCCAAGTAGCTCAGCGGTAGAGCATCGTGCTGTTAACACGGCGGTCGCAGGTTCGAGCCCTGCCTTGGATGCCAATATACTCTAACCCGCTTTCTTGCGGTGCATCACGTCCGGCTAATAATCGGTAGGAGTAGGGTCGCGGCCTACCTGATGCACCACATGAGCGCGGCAAGTGGACATAGCCGGATAGCGCATCCAGCAGCGTAGCAAAACAAAAGCGCAATGCCAGTGTCGTAATGGGCAAGTAGTGGCTGTGCTCAGCCCACACCACATCTTGCGTGTATGCAATAAACCTAGTAACATGCCGCAAGGCATATCAGGGGCGCTGCAATGGATGACATGGAACTAGAGCAGGCGGATACCCTAGAGGTGGCCGCAGAACCCAAATCGTCCGCGCGTCTGCTTGAGGCAATCGAGCAAGACGAGAAGGCGATGTCTGGCTATCATGTGACGTGCCAAAAGGTTGATGATCTGTATTCATTGCAGCAAACAGACATCTTTGCCGATGACACAGACTTCCAGCTTTTCTGGGCAAGTATGGAGATCCTAAAGCCCGCCATATACGCCCGCCCGCCTGTTCCCGTTGTTGCGCCGCGATTCAAAGACCGCGACCCCGTTGTGTCGTTGGCTTCCGAAATGGTGGAGCGCGCGCTGGTCAGCACCTTTGCCGATGGCGACATTGACGAGGTGATGTTGGAGACGCGCGACGACCTGGCGCTAAACAATCGCGGCGTTCAGTGGCTGACGTATGAGAACGATGACGGGCAAAAGGTCTGCATCGAGCACCTTGACCGCACCGACTTCGGCCACGAGCCTGCGCGCAAGTGGGCTGACGTGGGCCGTGTGTGGCGGCGTGCATGGATGACGCGCAGGGAAATGGCTGACCGCTTCGACGGCGACCACTACATGCAAGCAAACTTCACAATTCGCAGCGAGGAAGTGTCCGCCGGATCTGCTGACAACAGCGAGAAGGCAGGCGTCTATGAGGTTTGGAGCAAGCCCGACAACCGCGTGTATTGGGTCACGCCGGGATGTGCCGAGATACTGGATGAGGACGAGCCGCACCTTGATCTGCGCGGGTTCTTTCCATGCCCCCGCCCTGCATACGGCACGCGCCGCCGACGGTCATTGGTGCCGGTGCCGGACTATCTGCGCTATAGCAACACACTGGGCCAGATCAGCGAACTAACGCGGCGCATCTATGACTTGCTGCAAGAGGTCCGGCTAAAGGGCTTTTTCCCCGCAGGTGGCGATATTGGTGCAGCAGTTGAGACGGCCCTTGCCGATCAGAACAGCGCGTCAATTCTCATTCCCGTGCCTGCCGCTGCCTTTATGGGTTCAAGTGGCGGCAACTTGGTGCAATTCCTCCCGCTTGCTGAAATCTCTACCGCCATCCAAGGGCTGATTGCAGCACGAGGTCAGCTTATCCAAGACTTCTATGAGATCAGCGGCATATCGGACATTATGCGTGGCGCGACAGACGCGGGCGAAACCCTTGGCGCACAGCAACTAAAGCAGCATAACGGCTCTATCCGCGTGCAGGACAAGATTGACGAACTGACCCGCCTTGCCGCTGACACCGCGCACATTGCAGGCGAAATCATTGCCGAGCATTTCAGCCCCGAAACCATCCTGAAAATGTCGCAGATGAAAGTGCGCAAAAAGTCTGAAATCAAGGCCGAACTGGACAAGCTGGAGAAGGCCGCCGACCAAGAGTTGCGCGCGCTGGGCGAGAAAGCCAAAGGCGCAATGGAGCAGGCTCAACAGCAGGGTATGCAGCCTGAGCCGGAACAGATGCAGCAGATGGAACAGGAGTTTCAGCAGGCACAGCAGGCCATCATCGCCAAGTATTCACCGCAGATCGAGGCGCTTGGCGCAGAGGTCCCGATTGAGGAC